GTCGCGCGTTACCCCCGATGGTCACTTGCTGGAAGTACCTTTTGTCTGCTGCCGCGCTGTCTGCTTGGCAAACGCAAAGCTTTTCTTGAAATTCCGGTCAAACATTCTGCCAGCCGTTTTGTTTGCATCTTCATAGAACGGAAACCGCTTTGGAATGCGTGCAATATTCTCCAATATGTATAACACCCGCTGTTTACGCGCTGCCCCACGCCCTGTCTGTTCTGCGATGATGGGCTGTCCACTGTCCAGCGTTGTCCTATACCCTCTGCCACCAAGCACGTTACGCGGCTGCTTTGCCTTCGGTACTTTGCCCGATGCTGTGCGTTTTAATTGCCTTGATGGGATGGCAATGTTGTTGCCGCGTGGCCTTTTGATCCCGCCTTCAGCTTGATTGGTCATATAATCGCGGCCTAGCCGGTCATAGACACGCGCTGTTAGGTTGCGCTTTGTTGCCTTATCTACTCGAAACATCTGGCTTGCAAAGCGTTTGTTACGCACTGTAAAGCTTTTGGGATAGGTATCGTCAACGATCTGCTTGCGTACATCGAACGCTGTGCTGGTCAATGCGTTAGCCGTGGCAAATGGTATCTGGTTCTTGCCAAACGCATCCATTGCCTTTGCAAACGTGCTGATATTGCTTTTGACGTTGATCTGCATCAGTGCTGTGTCTCGCTATCTAATTCCAATATGACGACTGTGCCGTGGCAGTCACGCGCGTCAAAGATAATGCCATCGCATTCAGTGCAATTGATCGTGCCACTGTTGGCCTCGACTGACGCATAGGTGGCCTTGCCGCAGATGCCGCAATCAACCTCGTGTTCAAAGAATAGCACATAATCCATCCGCTGACATTATCCGCAAAACAAAAGGCGGTCAATGCCGCCCTTTGTCTCCCCTTGCTGTTGATGTTTAGTTGGCGTTGTATTGCCGTTGAAACTCAGCCAAATTGAACCAGCTATTCTTCGCCGCTGATTTCTTTCTTTCTCTCAACTTGGCTTTGTTTTCGTAACTTGCCATTGCCTTGTTGAAATCCTTTTTGTTTCGCAAAGCTGACATTCTGTAAACGTAACCAGCAGTCTTGTTGCCACCGCACCGATGAACCAGATTGACCGCGTTCATTCTGGTCATATGCGCCGAAACAGAATTTGCAGTTTGGTCGAAGCCCATTCTCAACGCAATTTGATTGATGTCTCGCGCCTTGAATGTTTTTTGCGGGTGAAAGTTCTCGCGCAGTATTTCGTAAACATCCCAACCACTAATCTTGCGAACCGGCTCTTTTTTGATTGGAATTGGAACATTTTTTTCAACAACCGGCGCAACTCTTGCCGGATGCTTGAAGTCAATCTTGTGCGCTGCCACTCGCAACGGCTCTTGCTTTTCTTCAGCCGGTTGCTCAAACATTTCCAGCTTTGTAATGGTGCAATGCTTTTCCAATCCTAGCGCAATCAGTTCGGCCAGTGCTTGAATTGAACATTCCAGATTGATCAGATATTTCTTTTCCATTTGTCAAACTCCCATTCTGACTATTGTGGATTTGGGTTTTCTATCATTCCCGACCCGTGACAAACATCGCAATCGTCTTGCACCTCGCTGCCACAAGGGTCATTGGCTCCGCGCTTGCCCACCCAATAAACAAGCCAGCCATAGCCCTGACACTCAGGGCATTCAATTTCTTCAGCCACCAAACCGCACCATCAAAGCCCAAATGTTATAATCGTTGGTGATGGCGTTAGTGCCAAACGTAATGACCAGTGCGGTCAATACCAGCATTCCAATAGCATCCTTAACCATATCAGACCCCCAACACGCTATGCCCACGACCGCGCAGACAATCATTTAGCCATTTATGCTTTGCCCCTACTTGCAGCGGCGATAACGCCTCATCAACAAGCTGGCGGCACTCAGTTAGGTCACGCTGATATAGCTGCGCCTTATCACCGGACACCCGCAGATCAGCGACCGGCGTATAACTACAACCGGCCACCAATGCTGCTATGACGAATAGGCGGGGCATTATGCCGCCGCCCTTAAAAGTTGTTCAACCGGCTTGCGGCAATGCTTGTAATCATCGCGTGTCAAAAACTTAACATCGCTATAAAAGCATAACCAGCAACCAAGACCGCTAACGAAAATCTGATCGTCATCAGCCTCAATTTCCAGCCGCGCAATCAAAGCATCCGCATCGAACCGCTTGCCGCCAAATGGATAAATGCCTTTATGGATGGCACGCACAAAAACAGGCAAGACCTTTTCTTTCAGTTCTTCAACCGATGTTACGGCCACTGGCATTTGGAAACGCTCAAAAAGCAGATAATCAGAAATCCGATCACCGCTATTGCCATACATTGCTTCAGCATCATCAAAATAAAATGTAGTCATTTTGCAATCTCCCGTTTGCTAGTTACCCCTAGACAGTGCGCCTATTATTTACACCCGTCAACACCTTTTTACACATCAGCACCAACTTTTTTTAATTCAGCAATCACATCTGGCCGGTTTTGCTTGTAATAGGTTCGCATTCCATCACTCAGCCCTTGCCATTGATCCAGCGTGACCATCTTTCGCTGCGGCGGTGTCCATTCACTAGACTGCCCATTAAACGGCTTAGAATAGCCTGTGGCGCGCTTTGGCTTCTTTTTGGCATCTCTTATGCACCAGTTCTGCCAAAAGGCTGTGAGATCGACATATGAGGCTTTATTACCGTTCTGTTTATCCCACAAGCGGATTGCCTCTAATACTTCGGCTGCATCCAGCCCCTTGCTTTGAGCAAATTGGCGATCAGCCTCATCAGGTTCCCAATCAACAACTTTGGTTTTCCCCTTATTTCTTTTTAACGGTTCTTTAATGGTTATGGGTGCATCTGGTGCAGGGGTGTCCTGCATCTGGTGCAGGGGTGCGAGATATGCAGGGGTGTATTCTGTTGACCTTCCAGACCGGTGATTTCGGATCAGAAAGCCGCCATCTTCCAGCTTTTTCAACTTCGCCCGAACAGTGCGTTCCGCTGCGCCGGTAACGTGGCAGATATGCCCAACAGACGGCCAAGCAACGCCCCTTGCGTCATTGTGGTGGTTCGCAACTACGATCAAAACCAGCTTTGCCAGCGGGTCTTGAACAGGCGCATCCATCGCCCAATCGAGTGCTTTAATGCTCATCGTTTTCCCCCAATATTTCTATCGTCAAAGCCGCATAGCCGATAATGTCCAGCAAACTATCCAGATGCCGACAATCGCTGTTAGCCAGCCGTGACATTTTCATCGCAATCATAATGGCACCAAATTGCTCCGGCCTAATATCAACCCCAACAATCATTTCGATCATTTTGGCCGTTTGATCCCAGTTTTCTCTCAAATCGCCATAATTAGCACCCCTGTCTTCCAAAATCTGTTCGACCGTTTCCAAAGCCTTTGATCTATTCATTAAACAATTCCCTTACCATATGAAATTCATCAATTGGCACTTCGGCCATCAACCCATAATCGCGCTCAATCCCGCGATCCCGTCTGCCACCAATTGTTGTGGCAAAATCCACCTTGAAGCTGCACGCCCCGATCCAGTCAGTCCAGCGCACTATTAGAAAAGTCGGTATGCCAGTCTCAAACGCCACTTGCCGGGCATACATCATCTTGTGCAGATGGATCAGTGACGTTTTATATCGATTGCGCGGAAATGTTCTGCATTTAACTTCTGCAAAAGCCTCTATTTTGCCCTGCCTAGTAAGTGCAAAATCTAATTGACAATATTGAGGCAATTTAACCGGCTCGCATCTCCACGCCTTTCCGATGTCACTTATCGTCAGCAACTCCATCTTTAGGTTTTTTTCTGTTTCCATTTTCCACTCCTATATGGATCATCTTGCAAACCGGACAAACCCACTTATCCGGTTCGATTTCAACATAGCTGCGGCATTTAGGGCATCGCCCTTGCTCATAAAGCCGCTGAAACTCGCCATCACCCCTTTGGATCATAGCCGTGTAACCTTGGCAAAAATGGTATAACGTTATGACGCTTTGACGCTGTTGCTATGAAATCAGCGCGGATCACGCCAAGCGGTTCAACTCCATTATCGGCATTTCTCGGCAATACCCGCACCTCAATGCCCTCCTTGCCCTTAAAAATCTCAACTGTTAAATCTTTGACATCAATCCAAGTTTCAGTCGAAATCATTACATATTCGCGGTCTCCAACAGTGTTCATATTTCTACTCATCTGCGCAAACCTTTCTATAAATCAGCTATAAAATCCCTAATGATATAGCAAGCTGTATCCATATCAACTTCGCAAGCATACCGCCAATCAATCTGCTCCGAACAATCCCTGTTTGGCGCATAATAATCTAGCTCAGTTAAAACTTGTATAGGCATACGCACGCGCGTGCTTTGCCGGTCTAAACGATAAAATAAAAGCGGCAATTTACCAGCTATTGAAGCTGCGGTACAAACCTGATCCCACCACTCTGGTGAAACACCAGATTTATATCGTTTGCATTCGATTACAAATGGAAAGTTCATATCTTCGGTGCGTAAATCACCAAGATGCTTTTCGCGTGTTTGATCTAATTCGCGTATAAAATTTAGGCCAAGTCTATCAAAAAGCTCATTAGCAATTTCATATTCATAACCCCGACCTTTATTTCTGGATTTGCTACCTGTCATTTCACACTCCTTTTTTTGAAACCTATTTAAAAAAACAACAACTGTAAATAAAAAGTTTACAATCTGCGGATCGGCTGTTAGGGTGTTAACAGTGGAAAACGGGAGTTAAAATGATAAAACGGGAAATTAGTGAGCTTTGGAAAACCGCAGGGTTTAGTCATTTATCGGCCAGCCAGCTATTACGCTCACCGGCCAAGTGGATATTTGACTATCTGCACCTAACAAAAGAACAGCGGCAAGAAATTGGCGTTGGGGAACGTGCTGCAATTGGTACGTCAGTACATACGGCAGTGCAGTCAATAGTGTGCCACGGCGCAGATATTGATGAAGCAATTGAAGCCGCGCAGCTTGCTTTTGACTTCCATCCGGCAGATGAAGATGACGTTCTGCGTGTGAAATTTCGTGAAGTTATACCGGCTATGGTTCATCAAGGCGTGAATATTTGTGTTGAAAACGGGTTCACAGGCGCGATTGATGAAGAACGCATTGAATGTTGGTTAGATGATGTGAACGTGCCGATCTTGGGCTTTGTCGATTTGCTTGTTGAAGGCTCAATGTTTGCCGAAATGAAAACCAAAGCACCACGAAAAACAAAGCTGTTGAAAGATGGGTTGCAGGGCTGGGCAAAGGCCACACTGCCTAAAAAGCCGGAGTTTGCACATATCTGCCAAGCGGCTATTTACTGGCACGCGCTGCGCGTTACGCCATCAATCATTTACATAGCAGAACACGATGCAATCATTTTCAACGCCTATAACTGCGAAGAATTGCAAGCTGAAGGCATCAATCACGCGCTTAATGAAATGCGGCAAAAGGCGTTGATCCGGCAAAACCTGTTGACCGTTAGCACCGATCCAAAAGTGCTGGCATCAATTACCGATCCCGATTGGGGTCATATGTATCAGTGGAAAATGAAAACCGAATGGCTTGAAAGGGCAAAAGAGTTATGGAAAATCTAAAACTGCACGCGGCACTAGCCGATGTTAGAAAGGCTGCATCTGTCGGCAAGTCTGGCAAGAACCCGATGTTCAAATCAGAATATTCAACGCTTGGCGATGTACTAACCGCGCTTGATGTGCTGCCGGAATATGGGTTGTCATTCGCGCAATATTTCCAAGACGGCGCGCTGGTGACGACTGTTGTGCATTTGGAGACTGGCGAAAAGATCAGTAGCTTTTTGCAGATCAGCCCAGAAAAAGACACGCCGCAGTCATTCATTAGCTGCGTGACATATTTCCGCAGGGCAAGTTTGTTGACGATGTTCGGATTGAATAGCAATGATGATGATGGTAATCTTGCCAGCGGTGGTGGCGCGTTTCCCTCCCGTTCGCAGCCTAAACCAAAGGCACCGGCTGTCGCATCCACTCCGGCAGTCGGTGCCGCCTCCAACGATGTTTTAGCTGAAAAATTAGATGCGTGTAAAAGTGTGCGTGATGTAAACGCGCTTTACACAAAGCTGTATGGTGCCAGCGGCATAAAAGCACCAGCCGATCAAATTGCAATGTTTAGTAAACGGAAGGATGAAGTGCAAAATGACTGAATATGATAACACTAATCGCGGCGCGATCTTTAAAAACAACGACAAGACCGCCGAAAATCAGCCGGATTACACCGGCAAGATTAACGTGGATGGCGTTGAAAAGCGGATTGCTTTGTGGATACGGGAAAGCGCGGCTGGCAATAAATATATGTCAGCTTCGATCAGCGATCCAATGCCGCCAAAAGAACAGGACGCGCCACGCGCCGAAAAAATGCAGCCTTTAGAAGATGCGATCCCGTTCTAAAAAGAAAATCACATATGCACCGGCCTCTAATGCACAAGGTCGGTGCGTATGGTGCGACAAGACCCTGCGCTTCAGCGATCCCGATTGGGTCGTGGATGGCGCAAAACAAATTCTGCATCTTGGATGCTTTAGGGAAAGATTGGATATTTTAAATGCGAATAGAAAAGAACATTCCGGTTCCACCAGCAGGCCGCAGCAAGATTGAAATCATCAATGATATGGAGATTGGTGACAGCGTGCTTTGTGAGACCTATGAACAAGCAATGTCGCTGCGTGACGCGTTGCGTTATCGCGGCCTAAAATACACCACCCGCAAAATGGATGACGGTTGCGGATGGCGGGTTTGGCGGCTGGAATAGCCGCCTTACTTTGTTAAGCCTTTCATTTTTTCAAATGACCGCATCCCGCCAAGGCCAAGCATACCCATCAAAACAGTCAGCAAAGATGACATATCAAACTGCGGCAGATCGGGCAACGCAACGCCAGCATAAGCACTGCCAAAGATGATAAACGGGGCAAGCACAAAATGCCAAGCAAGCGCAATGCCGCAAGTCCAGCCCACAAATGGTCGCCAGCCAGCGACAAAGATGCTGCGGTGCTGCGCTTCAGCTTTGTTGATCTCTAGCTGCCCCTTGGCAAGTTCTTGCGCGTGCCGGTCAGCCATTGTGGCAAGCTCGTGCGCCAGTTTGTTTTTCTGATCTTTATCCTCAATAAATTTATCGAGTAAGCCCGTAACAGGCGCAATTAACGCTTCAATCATTTCTTTGCCTCGCTTCCCATCCAGACTGCAAAAGCACCGGTTGCCGCACCGACTATCGTGCTAACAAATGCGGTTTGCTGCGTTGTGGCCGATGCGCCTAATTCCATAAACCAATCGCAGACGTTCCAAGCCATAATCGTAAAAGCCAGCATCATAAGGCGCGGAATTATTTTATATTCCAAAATGACCTTACTCATCTGACAATGCCCGCATCCGGTCAATAAGTCTGCCAGCGCGATTTGGCACTTGCCTTGCCCATTTGCTATCTGCCATCTGGGTCGCCGCTTCATCATAGTCATAATTAGCTATGGCCGCACGCAACTTTAAGAACCGACCCAACCGGCTCCTGCCTAGGTTGAAGGCCATATTGGCTAAAATTAGCTGGCATTCTTCCGGCAAATCATCCCAGTTTTCAAACAAGGCGCGGCAATCTTCCACAGTGACCGCAATATCAAGCGCAAATAGCTGGCGACAGCGTTCCGGTGTGATCTGCGTGCCGACAGGTTTGCCGTGTTCCGCATCAGCTTCGCGGATTAAATGCCCGATGCCAACGGTGGGCAGACCGTGTATGTCCAAATATATATCTAGCCGCACGCCCTCATCGCTGGCTATTTCTTCCCGCAACTGATCCATATTCATCGTCTCATCTCCAAAACGTAATTAACCGCTTTATGCCAGCTTTCAACTTCCGCTTCAGCCGTAAACCGCGATGGCGGCAGTCGCTTCGTACTTTGTAAACACAGCTTTGCGGTGGGCAAGAACAAGCAGCGTCTGTGCGATGGATCACCGGCAACCAAAGCATAGATATCAAAATCCCTTGCACTGTGCTTGCGCTTGACTTTACTGCCGTGGGCAAGCTGAAATTGGTAAGACGGTTGCCGATGCGGTCTTTGATGCAAAGTCGAAGTTTTAACTTGCACCGACAGATAGCTATCAGCATCGAAAGCCACCAAATCGACAGCCGTTTGCTGACACAGTGAAACTTTATGTGTTCCAATCGAGATAATAGCCGCCGCAGCAAGATATTCCCCCATTAAGCCAATTGTGACGGCACTATTTAACAATTACACCAGCCGTTGCTGTCATTACGCCGATAAACAGCCCAATAATAACCACAACCAGCCCAACAGCAATAGCCCCTATTTTGAAGTTTTCGATCATCTCTTGCGTGCGTTCGCGTTCCATTTTGAGTTGTGCTGCACGCGCTTCTTTGGCTTGCTGGATGCGCTTTTGCCGTTCTGCCAGTATACCAGCCCAAGTGCCGTGACCAAATCTGAAATCAACCATCCGCGCAACTTCGGCAATCTGTTCTGCCGCTAGGCGTGCATTTATCGTTTCTTCAGCCACAGACTGCACGCCGAACTGATCGGCTAAACCAACACCCGATTTCTTGTTGCTGGCTTGCTGCACCTGTTTTTGGCCGGTAAATAGGGCATCTATCTGACCGGCGATCTCGCCAATATCTTTGGCGGTGTTTATGTTTTGCTTAATAAAATCAACGCTGGCTTTGACTAAACTAATGCCAGCAAGTGCCGCTGTGACTGGTTCCAAGATAGCTGACCTTCTTTAAGAAGCTGACACCGCCACTGCTTCGGCATCAAGTTTGCAATCTCCCCAATATCCCGCGACATTTCAAAAGCGCGGCTGCGGCAAAGCTGCCTTGTTTCACTGTAAATTATCGAATGAAATTCTATGCAATCGGTTGGTGCGCCTATAACGCAAGCCAGAACGATTGCCTTAAACATCGTCTTTGCGACCAGTTAAAAACTTAACTGTGTCGGTTTCCCAGATGCGGATCAGCACCCACAGGCCAGTAAACAAAGCCACAATGTCCGGCATCATCCCGATCCAAGCAGCAAATGTGCCTGTTCCGGCTGCAACGTCAATGATGACCTTGTTTTCTTCGTTCATTTAAGCCTCGTATGCTTGACCAGCAGTAATAGCCGCATTAGCAGCAGTCATATCCTCTGTAGTCCAGAAATCTTTAGCAACCATAATCTCAAGATGCTCAACATTCCTGTCTACACAGTCTTGCTTGTCTGCGGCATCATCGTCTGCCATAGCCTCGCCAGCAATAATAGCGTTGATGAGGTCAACGCTGTGACCCATTGCTGTGTAGTGCTTTGCGATTTGTTCTGCTGTTAGTTCGTCCATTAGTTTGCCTCCAGTGCTACGATGCGTGTTTCAAGCGCATCAATCTTTGTTAGTGCTTCCTGCAACGCTGCTGTTAGCAGTGGCACAAGTTTGCTTTGGTCAATGCCTTGCATCACTGCATTGCCATCTGCGTCTACCTCATTGTGTGTGCCTGTAACTGCTTCAGGTACAACTGACTGAACTTCGTGAGCAAGAAAACCATCAACAGTTGTGTCAGCATTTACAATAAAGTTAAACCGTTTTGGTGCAAGCTGCTGAACACGGTCTGCTGCGCTTGTTAGGTCAACTACGTTTTCTTTGAGGCGGTAGTCGGATGATGTGTTAAAGGAAGTTGATGAACTATTAAATTGCACACTACCAACATTTGTCCCTGAGCCATTAGCTATATATAAAGCATAACGATTGCCGGTATTGTTGGAGGCTTGCACACCATAGACAGTGTAATTTTCTCTAGCATTTTCTACGACTATTCCGTTATTAGTGTCGGCAGCATCTATATGAAAATATGGTCTACCAAATACACCTGTGCCACCATCATTGTCGTTAATACACCATCTTCCTGAACTGTCGCACTTTAATCTAGGATTACCATCGCCATCCGACAGCACGATGTTGTTGCTGGATGCGGTGATGTTTAGGCCGCCTTGATTGCCGGAAAAGCGTCCAAGAATGGTGTTGTTTGCACCAGTAGTGACAAGATAACCTGCGTCACATCCGATAAATGTATTAGCCCGACCCGTGGTAGCATTACCCGCAAGGCTTCCGTAATAAGATGAACGATCAGAAGTGGTGTTAGAATAACCAGCCTTTTCACCCATAAAAGTATTATTGTCACCAGTAGTAGTGCTATACCCAGCCTGATACCCCACCGAAGTGTTGTAGCTTGCGGTGGTGTTGGTGCGTAATGCTGACACACCTACAGCAGTGTTACTAGCGCCTGTGGTATTCGATTCCATTGAATCAAAACCAATAGCAGTGTTGAAGTTGGCTGTTGTATTATTGGTTAAAGCACCGGGACCAACAGCAGTGTTGAAGCTACCTGTAGTATTGTAACGCAGTGCAGCGTCTCTGCTTCCAGTATGGAAACCGCCAAATGCAGAGTTGCCGCTACCTGTGGTATTTGCAAGTAAGGATTTGAAACCAAAAGCATAGTTACCTACACCTGTAGTGTTTGAATATAATGCCTGATCGCCAACAGCCGTAAGTTCGCCAGTTGTATTACTATACCCAGCCAGATAGCCGACCGCAGTGTTGTTGCTTGCGGTGGTGTTGGAGTTGAGTGACTGCGTTCCTACCGCAACGTTGCTTGCGCCAGAAGTGTTAGAAAGCATTGCATTTAAACCGACTGCAACATTGCCACCTGCAGTATTTGACTGTAGTGAATTATAGCCTATAGCAACGTTGTTACTTCCTGTGGTAACCGCTGGCAAAGAATTTGAGCCTAATGCTACATTGCCTGCCCCAGATGTATTAGCCGTTAAAGCACCAGAACCAATCGCCGTGTTGTTGCCACCAGAAAGTGACCCATCGTCCAGCGCAGCGTCACCCAACGCCACGTTACCTGTGCCAGTCGGATAGTTGCCATCCAGCTTGATTGTGCCGGAGTCAACAGAGACGTTGCCAGCTACAGTGAGGCCGTCTGTGGTGATGGTTCCCACGTTATCAATGTTGCCAGTGCCAGTGATGTCGTTACCGTTTAAATCAAGCCCGCCGCCAAGCTGCGGGGTGGTGTCATCAACCACATCAGTTAAAATGCCAGTAACTGTGCCGGTCACAGTTAAATCAGTAAATGTTCCAGCCGCTGCGGTTGTCGCGCCGATAACAGTGCCATCAATCGTGCCACCATTGATATCAACGGTCGAAAGCACATCCTGTTCAATCGCGTTGTTTAGTTCTTCGCGGCTGATCTTATGGGTAACTGCGCCGGACGTATCGACCACAACAAAATAGTCGTCAGCCGCCGTTGCGCTGCCGGTGATAGATACTAATTCGGATATTTTTTTATCGGCCATTTTTACCTACCAAATCCAAAGTTCAATATAACCGGCGCGTCCGGCTTCGGGCTGAATGCTGCCGCCGTTAGTTGTGGCAGTACCGCCAGCACCTAGCGAATAGGACAAAACTTGACCGCCAACCAGCGAACCAGTGACGTATTTTTGCACCAGCACACCATTTCCGCCATCTTCACGCCCGCCGTCAAAGTTGTTTGTCATTGTGCGGCCACCAGATGCACCAGCATTATAAAAAATATCGCCGCCTGCCGATGATGCGCCGACAGTTGTGAACCAATTAGCTGTGCCAGCATCGCTTGATAAACTGTTTCCATTCGGGCCACCAGCCGCAGTGATAGCAATACCCAGCGTGCCGTTGCTAACTGTTGTCGTGCCGCCATCGCCGCCAAGAGTGACGCTGTTTAGGCCAAGACCGCCGGTTGCAGGGTTTGCGTGGACAGCACCACCGCCGCCACCGCCAGACGCTTTAATCAAAACAGCCTGTGCGCCAGATGGGATCGTGTAGCTTGTGCCGCTTGTCAGTGTTGTGATGACTTGCGGATAAGACACCGCATTTTCAGCAATCGCTTGCGCTGTACGCAACGGCGTCATCAATTCGGTGTTATTTGTGCCAGCTTCGGCTGTTGCTTGCGATGCCACTTGCAAATCAATGATCTTTGTGCCGCTGCTATTCAGAACGTCAATCCCGCCAGCCGATGCAGCCTTTAGGCTATCGCTAATCAGCTTCCATCGGTCATTGGTTACATCCAACTCGCCAACAATCACCCAATCAGCGTTGTCCTTATCGCGCAGTTTTAGGTAATTGTTTGTGGTATCCAGCCACCACATACCGGCATAAGTAACCGATGGCGCAGATGTGCCGCTGTTATTGGTCACAATCGCTTGCAGCACGTTGTTGATATCTGACCGCGCAGATGGTGCTGATTGGTTGTCAATTACATAATCGTGTGTAGCCATTACCCATACCTAACTTTCGCTGCTAACTCATCAATGCTTGGCGTAACGTCATCGCTGGTCGATTGCAATTCTATTCTAAACCTAAACGCACGTCCTGAAAAGTCACCAGTCTTGAATTGCTTATATGCCGACCAAGTTGGTGATCCAGCCGGATCATCATCAGTGATCGAAATATATTGCAAAACATTTGTATCGGTAAACTGCACCGATCCTGTCCAGTCATCCCAATTGCCAGCAAAACTATCCCAATTGCCAGCGATAGTATCCCACAAAGGCGCGTTATTGTCGATCCGCACAACGTCCATTGGCATTGTCACTTCGCACAAGTTGACCGATCCTGTGTCGATGTAATTGCTGAAATCATATGTTGCTGTGGTTGGTGCGGTTGCTGGGGTTGTAATACGCAGATCACCGGAAATAATTGAACATCCGGTCTTGGTGCCGCTGAATGATGGGTCTTCTGTCTGGGTTAGCGTATTAGCAAAAACGCGCAGATCATTCTGGCTTATAACCAGACTGGTGTAATTGATGCTAGCATTGCCCGATTTGTCATATGCCTTGATCATATATGTGCCAGCGCGTGGCGGCACTGTGACGCTGTTAGCGGGGCGTGCGACCTTATTGATTGCTGTAGTGCTGTTTGCGTATGTCGCGCCGGTTGTTTGGCTGCTATAGCGAATGCGGTAAAATGATAAATCAAGGTCTGGCACTGGCTCCCACTCCAAATGCAGACCGCCAGCCGTCACGTTACCAATAAAGCCGGTAATGTCAGCCGGTGGATCGGCCAAACCTTGCACAGTTACGCCTTGCCGCGTTGTAAACTCGCCCTTGATGCCAAATGTGTTAATCGCCCTTGCGCGGATATCATAGTCACTATCTTCAACGTCAAGGATTTCAACGCGGCCAAGATCGCCAACGTGACCAGTGGAATAAACTGTTTGACCGACTTTGCGATACTGCACTTCAATATTGTCGATGCGTTCTGGTGATGCCGATGTGACTTCTGCAATTATAACATTTGTTAGATGCTCATTAATTACCCGCGCTTCGCTGCTAATGTTCAGACCGATTGCCGGAACATCAAACGGGTCGGCAAGCGTTGTGTTGTTTGTTTCAAATGCGTTTTCTTCAGTTGCCCAGCTATAGACTGCCGCAGACGTTTCGCGCAGTGTCATCTTGACTTCAAGCGCACCATTGCCATCCGGTGCAAATGTCCACGATAGCACTTCAAAGGGCTTATCAACAAAACCGGCGCGGCTATTATTGAACAAGATCACATCACCGACTTGCAATTGAAAGGCACGCAAGCCAAAACTGGCTGACAATGTTAGCTGTTCGCGGTTTTGATATAGTGCAATCTTGGCAATCCGCTGCGCTGTGGCCGCAGATGACACCATTCCCAATTCCAAATCCATCGCGCTTTCTTGCCCGTTATCGACTTGAATGAACGTGTTGCTTTTGATTTCTGGGAAATCGCTGAATTGCCAGTTGCTTTCGGAACCGCGAAACGTACCGCGCACGATGTTAAAGTTGTCGCGCCGCGAATGCCGCGTGTTGATCTGCAACGTGCTTCGCAAATCATCTTCGTCAAATGTCAGTGTTGGCGTGACATAGGCCGCTGCCTTTGCCCGCCATTTGCCCTGTGCATACCACAACATCCCGCCCATTGGCCGCAACAGGCTGTCAATAGCGTCAGCCGGTTTAACACCAGTCGAAAATGCGCCGTTGGTGGTGTATCGCTTTTCTGTGCCGCCGACTGCCAATGATACATTTTCATCACAGATATTTGCGGCTGTAATCGTCAGCGCGTCATCAATCTCATCAGCCGGTGAATTTAGGCCATAATCGCTTGTAAGGTAATCGCGGAAACAAAGCGCGGCATTATCTGACCACGCAGTTGTTGATGTGCGCGGATCATATACCTTTTTGCCTTTGACGATTGCTGTAATGTTTGGCTCACCATTTGGAAATGCGTCAGCTTCAAACTCTAATCGTGCATAAATATAAGCAATGCCTTGCAACCGATGATCGTTTGTCCATTTGCCAGCACTTTCGCTGACCAAATCTTCATCTGCCGCTTGCGTTGCCGTTCCCAGATGCTTATTGATCCGCACGACATATCTTGTATCTTCACCATCTTCTTCAATTACATATTTGCTTGGCGCAGTCACAAAGCCATCACCGTCAATCGTCACAGCTTCATCATTTAAATAAACTGTTTCAATTTCTTCGACTTCGTGACCGGCAAGTGCAACAACAATGTGCATAAATTTATTGTTGTCTGTGGCCTCTTTATAAACCACAGCACCGCCGATCTTTGTGCGGCCATAGATAATTTGATGATCTGCGACAGGCGATAGGCCACTAACCAAGATGGCAGACGTTCCGGCTGGTTGACCACCCGCGTTTGGCTTTGGTGAAAGCGACTGACTGATAAGGCCAAGCGCAACATTTAATGCGAATGAAGTCATAAACGCAGTCATAAAGCTGACTGTCAGCGTCCCCATCACCCACGCTGCCGCTGTACTTGCCAAAGCAGCGGTCGCCGCAGCAACAACAACCGGCGGCATTGCATAAGCTGCTTCTGGAATAAGGGCAATCATCGCCGCAGATGTTAGCGATGTTGTGGTTTTTAGCAGCGTGATCTTGTTCATTCTACAACCCAAATCAAATCAGTTGGTTTAGCCGGTGAAAATTCCAGACCATCATAACCTAAAAACGCAACTTTATCACCCAGCGCAACGCCCAAGGCGATTTCAGTGACCATCAACGCCCCATAGTCGCCCCGACCTATAATCGCACCCCTTGGCGGCACAATCCAGTCTACGGCCTTTAAACGGCTATTTATGGCCGTTATAATATTTGTATGACCGCTGCGCTTCATTTGCCGGTTGTAGTTTAGAAACGCGCCCCATTCAGTCGTATAGGTTCCGAACCAATCATTAAAAATGTGCTTGCCGGTCTGCACATAATGCGCTTCATCCGCAAACCTAATGCAATCAAATTGCGCCCAGCAGAATGGCCGATTTCGCCACTCATTTATAAACGCATCAAATCTTTCCGGCCAATCATCAAGCCTCACCCACGCCCCCAATTGAATTTTTTGTCTTGCAAATCTTCGACAAATTCAAAGCCCTTGTCGTTTGGATATCTGGCTTTTTGGTTCTGATCGTTATATCTGAAAATTCGCGCACGCTCTAAATCAATCAAACGGCTTTCGACCGATATAGCAATGCTGCTAGTCTCCGCACCTTCCATAATTGTCATCTGGTCAATATAGCCGTTAAACACTTCAACCACTGGCGACACCGCACCCTGCGACACATCAATCCGGCTTCCATCTTCAGCCAGCAAATAACTGCCATTTTCCAACATCAAGAATTGCCGGTCAGCATCAATCAAGCCAAACAGGATTTTGCACTTGCGGCCTTGATATGGTTCACTGATCGCCAGCGAAATTAATTCAGACGGTATGCCGGACAAGCTAACAGTCGCACCCTTTGCCGATATTTCAGCGGTTTCTTGCAGTTCACT